TCAATAAACGCAGCGTTAACTGCATCATAACAAGTATCCGCTATATCATCGAATTTATGGGTATCATTAGCGGTAATATCTGTCATGTGGTCTAAACACATTTTCGTATGTTTTGCAAGTAATGGCAATGAAACTTGTTTAGCTGCAATATATTGTTGCATATCAATGAAACGTTGGGTCTTGGAACCTGACTTTCCCGTCCTATCTATACCGATTACCTTAAGCCCTTGAGTGTTTTTCAATACTGATACTAGGGTTACACCTGTAGATTTCTTTTCAATTATTGCACATTGGGGTTTAACTTTATACGTCATGCAGCTAGCCCAGAAATCAAGAAACTCGCCTTCTAAATCTTTAGGCTCAATCTGTAATTGTCGACAATCTAGCCAATGCAGCGCATAAAGATTATCAACTTTTATATTCTTATGCTTGATTTCATATAAGCCCCAAAATGAAAATACTGTTTTATCGTTCCATTCCTTATCAGTTTCTGCCGTATCTGCGGTTATAAAAGTAGCTATCATATGAGGTTGATTATCAAGTAGTGGGAAATATTCTTCTCTATAAAGCCCCCCACCTGAGGGAATGGGATCTTGTTGATATTGCGATGCAAATACATAAGGCTTATATTTCTTCATCGTAAGCAAAGTTTCACAAGGCATTACTTCAGGATAACGCGCATTGCCCGTATCATCGAGCGCCTTGATATTAATATGTTGCCATTTATTGCCATCTTGTCCATCTAATAAATAGGCAAAGAGATCGTCTTGATGGAGTCTTTGTCCGATAATAACAATCGGAACATTATGTCCACGACAACGTGGGGCAATCGTCTCGATAAAGTTTCTCTTAACTTTTTCTCGTATAACATTTGAATGGATTTCATCGGGCTTGTGAATATCATCAACGAAGACGCCACCAGAATATCTATCAAGCCCTGGCAAACCCGCATCACGCCCCGTAACAGGCCCACTACTGCCAAAAGCAGCAACCGCCCCGCCATCCATAGTTTTGAAGAAATCTTTAGCAGAACTCTCCCGATTGATCTCAATATGTGGGAACAATCTTCTATACATCGGTAACAATAACGTTTGCTTAATAATATGCGTATGGCTTGATGCTAATTCATGGGCAAAGGAAATATATAGATGATTGCAATCTGAATACCACGCATAAGTCCACGCAATAAACATCTTAACTAATTCAGACTTAGACCAACCTGGAGGACAATTGATTAATAAATGCGTAACGCGACCAAAGAAGACATCTTCAAGCGCTTTACATATCTCAATAAAATGAGAAACGTTAGATACTGGCTTGCTAACAATGAACTCTCTACCCGTACGTTCTTTGAACATAAACCGAGTAAATTCAAAGAAACTGGATAATAGGTCAACTCGTAGGTTGTGGAGTTTGTCCATCTTCGTCCTTTTTTCTTCGATCCAATGCATCTTGATACGCCCTATTTAAATTATCCTCGGGCGATATAGCATCTTGTTCACGCCATTTAGCGCGACATTTCAAATAAAAAATCATTGATGTGGTATTACCATTTATGGCAGACTCAAATAATGCATTGGCAATACTTGCTATTCCTTTCGATTTTCCTCTTTTTATAGCCTCCGCTAATTCTAAATTTTCCTTAGCTTTTTCATATAAAGTTGAGGTTCCCATTCCAATAGAATAGGCTATTTGCTCCATAGTTAAGCCACGTTTAGCTAACTTTTCAGCCTTAACAATCATATCAGATGTTATTTCTTTAAATGCGTTTCCCATCATTCATCTCCCCAAATAGCAAATTCTCTGTAAACTCTTCCCATCGCTTTATTACATCACAATAGGCGGGTGATAGTTACATCATAAGACATTTTTGTGCTAGTTTTTCACTATGCGTGCGTGAATTTCTTGGATTAGGAATAAGAGTATCGATAGGTAAATAGCTAATCTTTAATTGACGTTCATCCACAGCAGATATAATCACGGTAAAATCCTTTTTTCCGTTTCTTATGTTTCTTAAGTAGTATCTGCTCTTCTTCCTGAAGAGTGGAACTTAGACGCATCAATTTAGATGCGCCAAAGTGATAGCTTTGTATCTGTATCATTACTTTTTTTTCTTTGGCATCCGCATTGGCATATTTTTTTTCATAGGTTCTTTGCATTTTTTCATGGGTTATTTCCTTATGTTAAATGTTTAGTCAATTCATGCTGCACCTTATTCAAGGTTTCAGTATAAAATATTTCAGATTTTTTAATTTGATCTAATAATAAGTTTTCAACAGCCAGGAATATTTCGCTGCGATTTTCATTAGCACTAGCATTATTAATAACATTCAGAGCTAGTTTATATTCTTTGATAAAGGATTTATTGAGTGAGTGGAGGCGCTTAACAAGCTTTTCCAATTGATCAAGACAAAGACCGCTAAAATCATAATCCATTTATAATTATTCCCTATGGTTAATTACTGCTCATTTATTATATACCTACCTAATGCTAGGTCAATCCTTTTTTATGTGCGTATAGTAATAATTTGCATTAATCTATTGACTCATGATAACTGTAGTGTTAATATGGTAACACTTATAGGTAAATAGGACTCAATATGACGACTACAACAGTAAAAAGGACTTCATTATGTCTAACCCAAGAAACGCAGCGCCAATTATCAGATCTATCCAATATATTTGGAGAGAATCCCAGCCAAGTTATGACGAGAGCCTTGCAACTTCTTCACTTTTCCTTAAGGTTCTCCAATATACAATTACCAATAAATGAGGTAAAAAAATGCGAGCCAGCATAACATTTGACACACTTGAATACATGAATGAGCTAAAAAGGTCAGGGATGAGACAAGAAGAAGCAGAAGCTATTACTAATGCTACCACAAAAGCATTTAATCAAATGATTGATACCAAGGAATTAGCCACCAAGAAAGATTTATTAAATTTAAAAATGGAATTACAGTCATTTATTGTAAAAGCAATCACTACATCTATTATAATGCTAGGAGGCTTACAAACTTTTTTCCATTATATTAAATAAAGTTTCTCTATTTAATTATTGTCCGGATAGGGAATAGATCCATCGGGTGGATTTTGTGGTCCTACGGGATTAGGCGGATTACGTTTGGTTGCGGGATCGCTCATTATCAAGTTCCTTTTGTAATGGCTTTCTTTGCTAGAGAATATCCTCCAAAACCAAAGAGCAAATAAACCAGATTTAAAATATCATCAGCCTTCATAGGAAAAGGTGCCACAAGTCCTGAATCAATGCAATGCCTACCCCAAACATAGGTAATAATTAATATTTGCGGTGCATAATATATGAGCACCAAAAATCCTGCTGTCCAGCCTAATAGTGGTTGCCACCCAGCTTCAAAGATATTTTGTGCAGCAGCCATAATCCCATTATTGGCCAATTGCGCAAGAACAGGTTTTTGGATGATTTCTTCATATTTAGTTTCCGCTTCAATACGTGCCTTATCGGTAGTATATAAATCCCCAACCGCCCTAATAGGTTCTGCGACTTCTTTGCCAAATCCTAACCAGCTTGCTAAGCCCATTATATTATCAACTCATAATGTACTAAATCGTTAAAATGTTGATCATCAATAAGCATATTACCATTCCAATCCCCTCCATAGCGTATGGAATGACTCATTTTCCCTTCTTCTTTTAGGCGCATGGCAACCCCCATGACATAACCTGAAAACCAATAGAATCTCTTGATATTATTCCATTCAAGGGGAAAAGGTGCGACATCGACTGCAAGGGATGGTTGATGATTATGTTTGCCGTTAGGATAATGAAGTTGAGTATTTCCGTCTTGAAAAGCTTTTTCTTGGTCTTCTTGAGTACGATAACCTTCTAAAACTTGGCAATCAAAAGTGCGAATTATTTCAAAAAATAGGACTTGTAAATCAATGTGGCAGGTAGATAATTTAGAGAATGAGCCTTGTGAAAATTTCGGCATCTTTCATATCCTTATGTTCGTTATCTTTAAATTCCATAATACCACACTCGCTTAAACATCCATCACAAACATAATACAAGCCATATTCATTAACAGAATGCATAGATACACTTTTTTTACAACATTTGCTTGCAATCATGATCAATTTTACCTA